TGGTCCGCAAACTCACCCCACTTGAATGCGAACGACTCATGGGATGGCCAGACAACTACACCCAAAACGGCATAGACGACACAGGCACCCCAATCATCATCGCCAAAACCAGCCGCTACAAAATCTGTGGCAACGGAATCGTCACCCCCATCACCAAATGGATCGGCACCCGAATCAACGAAACAACACCATGACCGACATCCCATGGCACCAACTAAACCCACGCCTACAACCACACCTAGGCCCACCCCAAATCACCCACAAACCCACAACCACCCAAAACGCGCCCCAACAACCCAAAAACCCCCAACCCACCGATACACAAACAACAACACCACCAAACACCACCAACTGGAAAAACCAAGCCAACTGCAAAAACCAAACCCACCTAATGTTCCCCAAAAAACACAAAGACATCACATACATCGCACAAGCACGCAAAATCTGCAACCAATGCCAAGTCAAAACCCAATGCCTAAACTACGCCCTAACATTCCCAGCAGGCGACATGCACGGAGTATGGGCAGGCCTAACACCACGACAACTAGCCGCAGAACAACGCAACCAAAACATTCGACCCACCACCCCCACACTCGCACAAATGTGGTCCGACCTAACCAGAGGATAACCTGATGATCGAAAACAAAGCTTTGAATATGGGTGCCGGAAACCCACCGAAATCCCAAGAAGAACTATTAGCAGACGAGAACGCACGTTTGCGTGCCACTATCGCACAGTTGCGTGCGGAGATCCAACGGTTGTCTCTGCCTGCCTGATTGGCCTCTGTGTGGCCGTCTAAGCGGTTTGTGGCGGGTTTGGTTAGGAGAACCGGATTCCGCAGTGTGAACACCATGTGGAGCCTTTGAGGTCTTCGGTGTTGTTTTCGCCTTCGCATGGCCATGGTTTTCCGCATGGGGCGATGGTTTGTTTGCCGTTGAGGTAGTCGGTGATGATTGTTTCAACGGTGACTACGGGTGTTTTTGGTGTGGGTGTTTGTAGGCCGTGGTTGATGGCGGTTTTGATTGCGGCGAGTAGCCAGCTGTTGATTGAGAGTTGGTCGGTTTTGGCTTGTTGGGTTATTTGGTTTTTGATGTGGCCTGGGATGCGGATGGTTACGGTGGCTGTTCGGTTGGGGTTGTGTTGTTTGGGGGTGGGGGGCATTAGGGGTTTTGGCCTGCGTCTCGTAGTACGAGTGCGGTGATGTATTCGGTGACTGTGAGGTCGGTTGCTTCTGCTTGGTCGATGAGGAGGTTTTTGGTGTGTGCTTGTAGTCGGATTGTGAGGGTGGATGGGTTGTTGCCGTTTGGTCGGCGTGGGGGTCGTCCTGGTTTTGCCATGGGTGTATTGTAGCGTTTTTGGGTTGGTATCCGTATTTGCTTTTGTGTGATTTGTTTGCTATTATCAGTATATGTTGAATTATCTTCGAAGCTCACCGGATCCGATCATCTACGACTCGCACGACGATTACGTTCCAGAACTGGTTGAACCGGAACCTGTTCTTGTGGAGGAACCGTCGTTTCTTGTCGCTAACCGTTTGTCTGCTTTGCAGTGGCTTGAGGTGAATTCGTGAAGTTTGTGTGTGTTCACGAGAACCGTTATGTCAGTGAGGATGGTGGTTGGGCGTTGACTCGCTCGAGTCGTCGTAAGGGGTGGACGATTTTGCGTGCGAAGGCTGTGACGGTGTATGGGGTGATGGCTTGGGATAATGTGGAGTTTGTTTCTGGTAGCCGTGCTGATGCTGAGAAACAGGCTCGTACTCTTGCTAAGAGATAGCTAGTTTCTGTAGGCACCTGGGAAAGCGTTGTTGGGGCGGACGTGAACAAATGTTTCTGGGTCAATAAGCCAACCTGATTTGTCGCGCAACGCTTTGCCGCATTTCATGCAGGTTTCCGCCCAGGGGAACCAGCGGCGGTCGTTGGGGTCATGTGAGCAGTCAAGAAGGTCAGCTGCTGCGGTGTCTGCTGCGCGTCGAACAAATTCGGCCATGGATACACCGGTTTTTTCGGCTGCGTCTTTCCACCGTTGGTGGGAGTCGGGACTTGTACGGATGAGGACCTGGTTGGCGCCTTCGCCTTCTTTGGTTCCTGTTGACCGTTTCCTGGTGGGTTTCAATGTTTTTGCTACTTGCTCGACTGCTTGTTCAAGGTTGTCTTCGGTCATGGGATGATCTCGTCTGGGATGAGGATGGCGTCTTCAACGTCATCGTTGGGTGGTGGGAGTTGTGCGGGACTTCCGGCGAGTAACGCCGTTGTGGTTGCTGCGGGTAGTACCCCGGCCATGCCCATGAGTTCAATGAGGCGTTTGGCTTCGGTTTCTGGGTCGAATGCGTCGACCGCTGCGGCTTTGTCGGATGCTTCGGCGAGGACTGCTTTGAGGGGGGTTCTTTCCATTGAGTCGGTCATGACGTTGATGTTGACTGCTTCCATGCCTAAAAGTTTTGCTCGCCGGTCCATGATGGAAAGAGCTTGTTGGATGGCTTTGAGGTCGGGTTCTACGACCATTTCGGTGCCGTCGTCCATGGTGACTTTGCGGTGTTGGGTGAGCGGCCAAACAGATTGTTGTAATGCGTCAAGCCGTTCAAGTTCCATGCGTAACATTTCTGGGTACGCCAGGAGTGCTTCTTGGTTCATTCGTGCAAGCTGTCGCTGTATACCGTAGTTAACAGCTTTAGTTGACAGATTGAACCGTTTCCCAATTTCCTGTACGGACGTTCCAGCTTTCCGCATCTGAAAAATACGGAGGTCACGTTCAGCCAAAAACTCTCGAGTTAAACCTTCATTACTCACGAACCGTGACTCCTAAATGCGATTACTTCAAACGGAAGAATAGTCCCACGTTTCATACGGGCCGGAAAGTTGCGTTCGTCGCGTGGTTCACGAAACCCTTTCCATTCATATTCTTTGTCCATAGTTGTTGCGTCCCGGGTGATTCCAAACCCGAACTCTGGCCATCTCATCCACACAGCCGAGTCAGCCGGGCGCATGTCTCGCCCCGTGAGAGCATTACCCAACGGTGCATGGTGTTCCAACCAAAGTGTCACACCGTAGTTGGCTCTGAGGTAATCAAAATATGTGCAGACTTCTGTGATCAACGCCGTAGAAGAACGGTTACCTGGGTCAATGTAGGACTTGTAGATGGGTCCGAGGACGAGGAGTTCTGCGCCGGTCTTTACTATCTGGCGTTCAAGGAGAACTCGATCACCGTCGTTAAGAATGTTAATGCCGTCTGGTTTGGTGTAGAGGTCAGCTTGCCCTGGTCGTTTGCCGTAGTTGATCTGAAGTGACTCAATGATCTTTCTTGCTTGCCGTCGAATGATTCGTTCGGGGTTCTCGAGGTCTACGAACAGGGTTTTGATGGGGGGGATTTCGCAGTAGGTGAAGGGGTGAACTCCCGCACCGGCACAGATCGCTACTTGGCGTGCGAGTGTGGTTTTGCCGACGCCTTCTGCTGCGACGATCACTACCCGTTCTTGGCGTTCTATGAGGCCGTCAATGAGCCAGTCGTATGGGTCGGAGGGGGTTTCGTTTACGAATGTTCCCCAGTTCACCAAACGTCCAGTTGTTTCTGGTACACCGGTGGATACGTCAAGGAGTTGTCTGGCTTTGAGGAGCTTTTGTTCCAGGTCGCCTGGTCCGCCGACTATTTCTGCGATTTCTTTTGCGATTGGTGCAAATTTGTCTGGCTCAAGAACTTCTTTTTCAACTAAGTCTGCGACCGTTCCGCCACTGTTGATGAAGTCGGTGATGTCTTTGTGTGGTTCGGGGGCGTGTTTGATTTTGACGGTACACCCGGCGTCAACAAGGTTTTTGCTGACGTAAGCTGAATGAACTCTTCCTGGTTCGTCGTTGTCTTCAATGATTACAACTCGCGCACCGGCAAGAGCTTCTGTGTGATTTTGTTTCCATTTACTTCCCGCACCGTTGTCCGCCCCTTGGGGGTTGCAGGTAGCAACTAGCCCGATGGCCGTCAAAGTGTCAGCATCTTTTTCGCCTTCAACGACGAACACCGGTCGATCCTCGGAAACCGCTTCGAGGACTTTCGGCAAATTGTAAAGAGGTTTCTGTGTCAAGTGTGTTGTTGAATACTTCCAGCCGTTGCCGTCTTTTACGCGTTGACGGAATTCTTTTCTACCGTCCGGCATGGCGAACCGCAGCACCTGGAAAACTAGTACACCGTCCGCATCGTAGTAGCTGTATGTGTTTGTAAGTTCGCCGTCCACAAAATCACTTTTCTTTTCGGTGTGCGGATGCATGTCCCGCACCGTGATGTTCATTGATTCACAGATCTCTTCAAGCGAACACGAGTTACCACCTCGATGACACTTCGCTAACACCCGACCGTCCCGCCCCTCACAAATACTCAGAGACGGAGACTGATCATCATCACGACAAGGACATTTTGCGATCCAACCTTCACCGGAACGTCGCACACCGTCAAGTCGATTCAGGAAACTGTCAACCGTGGGGGAAGTTGCACTCATGACAGGATCCCCGGGGCATCCCCAGGCAAAGCATATTTGGTTTCCTGAAGACCTTGAAGGACATGCGCCCAACCTTCAGCGAACGCCCTTTTCTCCGGGGAACCCGTAAGCCGCATCGCCTGGCCGATCAGCTCATCAATTTCTGGATCCCCAGAACTAGGCGGATCAATGCCCATGTCTACAGCCGACCACCGTTGTGCCGCCAGGAACCATGCTCGTTCCACATCAGGAACTTGCACACCGTTCGTGCCAGCATCAATGGCGAGACGACGCACGTCACCAACTCGAGGCATCCAACGAACACAAGAAATGATCATGTCGTCCAGAACCTTGAGAACCGTTCCGTACTCCAGGTCCGACAGATAACGCCACCAGGTGCGGTACAAGGCGATCTTGTCACCATCAGGGCTACCCCAGTTGGAACACGCCAAATCTACAAGACCGGTCAGCTCAGCCTTCTGCAAGGAAAGCCTCCTGTGCTGTTGGTTCCAAAGCGATCTCTGCGAACCGTTCAATATGTTCAGCGTCTCGAAGAATCAGCTCTATGGAGTCATACTTTTTTCCCATGGAATTTTTTCCCATGTGCCATTCAGATTTAGCGCAACCCGCAATGGCAGTAAAGCAACCTTCCACACCGTACCAAGTAATTGCCTGGGCAATGATTTTTGCTCGCTTGTCGGTAAGCACCGGTCGCAAGCCCCGCCCCGAAGCTCTACAAGTGGTCAACCAAAAGTCAAAGACTTCTTGTACCGCCGCTTTCATTGAATCGTTAGAACTCATACTGCCCTCCTTTAGGTGATGTTGTAAATGATAGCACACTGATAGCGGACTTCCTCGCGCGTGCCTTATCTCGAACTTGGGTTTTTCAAACAACCCATAACGTGGAAAGAGTGAATGATTAGAACCGTTCTAATTCCAACAGTCAATCCACGTTCTTTGGTTTGTCTACAAACAACCAAAGACTAGATATTTAGGTTTACCAAAGCCCCCCTCCGTTGGTTCCCCCCAACCGTCAAAAACGGACGTATTTCACCGTTTATGCGCGACAAAGAGGACTTCAACTTGGAAGACATTGTATCTATATGTTTTGTCCCTTGGCCAGGGGTCACCTTTTCGGTGAGTGCTAAGACCATAGCCGGTCTTTTCGGTGATCGACAACCATTTGGCGGATAAAAAGAAAAAACCCTGGGTAGCTAACCCAGGGTTCTCTCTCGCCGTCCGAGGGCTACTCGGATCCGACTTGCAACTGTTCTATGGGCTAATCGTGACAGCCGTTGCCTTTATTTGCTGTCAGCGATGTTTGGAAGAACTTGGATTTCCGTCCCGGGGGAGTTCTTCTACGCCACCCCCACACCCAGGAAACGAGTAGGAAACTAGGTGTGGGACGCTCAGAGCTTAAGGCCTTTTTAGACTGGCTCTGACCAGTTGGGGAAGTGAGGGGTTTGCCTGCCAGTTAGAAGCAAACCCTCCGCTTCCCACATCTTGAAGTATATCGATGTCGTATACCGTCGTCAAATCGTGTGGTGCTGTCTCTCCAGCTGTCACGCCTTGCCAACCCAGCGGCATTTCCCGCGGCGTTCCGGTACTGAACCAGGGTAAAAGGAAAAACCCCTCCGCTGTGGACATCTTCTAGGCTAATGGATAGTTGAACGTTTCGCGAACAAGCATGATGCCAATGGCACTATATCCGACGATGTCAAGGAATGTGTCTTGAATTGCTTCGTTCTCTGGAACCGTTTGTTTGGAAATCAGGTTCTCAAGCCGTGCGATTTTGTCGTGTGTTCGAACTACCAGGCCGTATTGGCCGAACTTGTTGATGTTTTCTGGGCCGTAGTCGCGTTGTTTCTTTATCAGGGTGTTGATGATTGAATCTGGGGTGCCGTCAAATTGGTAACGGTAGATGCCGTAGGCGATTCCACCCAAGTGTGTCCACAGTTCTTTGATGTTGCCTGCCGTCCAGGTTCCGTTGACTGTGTTTTCGATTGATGTGTGGATGACACGCATTTTTTTTGCGGCGATCTCGATGGTTGGTGATAACGATTTTGTGCCTACGAAGTAGTCAATGTCGTTTACCGTTTCGGTGGCGGCGTGGTTCCAGGTTTTTTTGGTGGCTGGGAAGTCCATCAGATGTCTCCGATTTGTTCGTTGATCACCGTGTTCAGGGCGTTTTCGTATTCTTTGACGGCTAATGGCCAGCCCCAGTCGGACCATGCCATTGCGTCTTCGTGTGAGGAGACTCCTTCGTCGGTCATGTTGAGGACTCCGATGAACCAGAGAACCGTTGATGCTGCGTCGTACATGCGTTTGTCGCCGGTCATGATTGCTTGTCGGGCGATTTGTTGACCCAGGTAGAATCCTGGTGAGACGATGGGGTTTGTTTCTGAGAGTGCGGTGATAGCTTCCGCTATTGAGACGACGTAGTTTTCGTCGAACTCTTCAATGTCGGTCATTCGTGAGAAGACTTCGTTTTCCAGGTCTTTCATGGTTCCTTCTTTCGGGTTGATGATATGAGTATAACTGAAGTTGTATACCGTGTCAAATCGGTGGGGGTGACAGTGCGCCACCCCCACCACTTTGGAACTAGCTCACCGTACCCTCAGCCTGAGACAACGCCTCCTGAGCGCACGCATCTCGAGCCTCACCCATCACCGCCTGAAATGCCAGCCAGTCCTCACCGTCACCATCAAACGAGAACTCGTCCTCAACGAGAACCGAATGGTCGCCACGGTAGATCGCAGCACCGACAAACTGCATTCCGGGTTCCGACCACTCAATTGAGAACGTGAGAGTCGGCCACATGGCAGCGATCTTCGCAATCCCTGAAAGCGGAGGCGTCCACGCCGTCTCGAACGTCATGTCAATACCGTTCGGAGCGTAGTGAACTTGCAGCTCACTTTCAGACCACTTGGTTCCCCAAGTGGCGATGCACCATTCGTAACCACCGTTGTTGTAACCCACATGGGTTGAGTGGTAGTCAGACGCTGGGATGAACGCCCTGAGTAGACGGAAGTCGCCTTCGTACTTCATCGCTTCGTAGAACGAATCCAGGTTTTCCTTCGGACCCTGAACCGTCACGCTGTTATCACACCAGTTTGGCATAGCTCTCCTTTTGGTTGGTTACTTGATGAACGCACAAACCCGTGTGGAATGTGCGTTCGAGGTGCGCCCCCGTGGGGGCTAGATCGCACCAATGAACAGATGACCCGCTCCGTTGCCCTCTGCATCCGACGAAACGATGATCTCCAGCTTTGTTCCGTCAGCGAGGACGACGTTGAGGACCGGCCACACAAGTGGGAAGCCGTAGTCATCCTCAACCACTGCACCGACAGCGGTGATTACGCCGCCGACCAGTTGGTTCAGATGCTTCTGAACGGCGTTCTTCTGACTCTTGGTGCGTGGGTCTAGTTCGGTTGTTGTTGCCATGTTGTTCTCCTTGTTGGTTGGTAAGGTCAGTATAGCAGGGGGGTGTGACAGTGCGCCACTCCCCCCTGCTGAGGACTACTCGTCGTCCTCGTCCTCCGGCTCACAGCCCCAGCAGTAGGACTCCGACCCGTCAATCTCGTCTCCGCACTCGCAGCACTCGTTGCGCCCATTCGGATGCTCGAACTCCACGATGAGACGGAGGACAGTGCCATCGCTGCTGCGCTCCACGAACACGGGGTACTCCCCATCGCCGTAACCGGAGGGGACCACCACAGCGATTCCCTTGCCCAGCGGAGCGGTGACGTTCTTGCCGTTCTCGTCGTAGGACGCATCGCAGAACTTGCTCCAGTTCTTGGCGACCTCGGTTCGATGTGATGCATCGTCGGGGAGGGTGTAGCAGGGGTCGCCCACCATCACGATCCCTGCGTCCACGAACACAGTTCCGATCTGTTCCATTGTGACTTCCTTTCCTTTTGGTTGGTGATATCAGTGTAGCAGGGGGGTGTGACAGTGACCGGTTCCGGCTCACAGCGTCACTCTCCCTTCCCTGTATGAACGCACGCAGACCCCAAAAGTGTGCGCCTGAAACCAAGCTCGAGTGAACCCTGGCTCAACAGCCCCGAGAGCAGGTTTTGACGCTGCGGGACTTTGCGCCCAGGCGCTCATCGAGTAGTGTTTAATCCATGACAACAACACCCTACGAGTCCCGCTTCAACAGCAAAGTTGAGCTAGTCAGACAATGGTCAGCTGACAACGGGAACTGCAACATCCCAGTGGGTGCTGTCATCCACACCCAAGGACACCCAGTCCGCATCGGACGGTGGGTCGACTACATCAGAGGACAGCATCGAACTGGACGACTCCCCAGCGAACGCATACAAGTCCTTGAGGCCATCCCAGGATGGACGTGGGAGCCTCGCCAGCGCGGTCCGGTAGCAGACACCCATAAGGTGCGTGACTCGCAGATACGGCAACTGAGACGAGAGGGCATCACCCTCGAGGCCATCGCCTACTCCTTCGGTCTGTCCAAGCAGCGCATCGCACAAATCTGCACAGGCCGGTAGACGCGTCGAAGCCCGCTGAGAGGCGGGAACTCAGCGGGCTTCGACTGTCACAGTCCGGGGACAAGGAGGCGGTTATGCCCCCGAACTGGTTCTCAACTTCCTCCGGAGGCGGTTCCGTTGGAAGGAGAAGGTGGTGGGGGAGGGTTTCCCCTCCCCCGAACTCTAGCGCTTCTTCCAAGCCTCTGTGTGGGCAATCGGGCCAGTGGCAGTGACCGGAAGTCGCTTGCCTGACTTGACCTGATTGAGAGCCTCAACAGCCTCCTTGGGAGTCTTGACCATGTGAATCTTCTCCCTCACGACGATCGAAGCACACAGTTCCGACAGTGAATCGTAACTGTGGTCACGATAATCGGTCACGATCCCGTCACAGACCCAAATGAACGGGTCGGTCTTGGCTTTGCGCTTCTTGATCCCCAGCTCAAGAGCAGGACCATCTACCCCATTCCCACGGCTGCCCTTGCGAATCTCGCCGCACACCTTGCCGTCTTGAGCAAGAATCCAAATGTTCGGGGTATCAGTGGTCCCTGGGCTGTGCGAGTATCCGATGACGGTGCAACCGGGGGCAGCGGACAGAATCTCCCACAGATCGCTGTCACTCAGTGACATCGAACCGGACTGGTCAATGACGACCACGCCACCCTTGCCCTTGATCTTGCGATCAAACACACGACGCTCAGGATCAACGAGCATACGGTTGATGCGTCGTGGGTTCCGTCCGACGTTCGTGGCGACACGCTTGCGTCCCATGTGGCCAGCAACTCGTCGGGTCAGGGGGATCGGATCAATGATCGGCTTGGCGAACTCGCCGCTCTTGCCGACCGGACCGCTTCCGTCGCCAACCTTCGCCTTGATCTCTTCGGCGTCGATCTCTTTCTCTTCGCCGGTGTCGGGATCAGGCTTGCCAGCGTCCTCTGCGATTTGCAGAATCTGGGCGACCTTGTGGGTGTAGTGATAGAAGCCCGCAGGAAGACCCTCAGTCATGGCGATGGAGCCAAGCGAATGGGTTCCGATCTTGCGGACCGCTTTCTTCATGGCTTTCTGAATCTCGCCAAGAGCCTTCGCCCATTCGGGATCAACACGCTTGACGCCACGGAGGAAGTCCGATGCAGCCTTGGTGCCTGCGATGGCACCCAGGAATCGAACGGCTTCGTTCCAGTCGCCACGTTCGGTGACCCGCTCGCCTGCGGTTGACTCCGATCCGTCACGCAGATCGTCGGTGTCAAATCCTGCACGTTGGAGAAGTGTGTTCACACGGAACTCCTCAGCAGAAATGACGGCGTGCGCTGATACGTCATCAAAGGACTGCACGGCGTTGGCGGTGTCCAACGGTGACACACGAACGTGCATCAGCTCATGCGCTCGAATGATGCGACTTGCAGCGTCGTCACCGTAGGGGACTCGTAGGCGACGGGCGTCCAGTTCTGCCCACGCTTCGCCTCGTGCCGGTGATCCCTGCTGCACTGTCCAAGTGTCGTGTGCATACTCGTCACGCACGATGAACTCGGGCATTGCGATGTTGACTTGCTTTACGGCTTTCTGAGCCATGGTTTGCCTCCTGATGGATTGGTGGAAGGTGGTGTGGGGGGTTTCCCCCCCACGGAACTACACGCCCAAACGGTCAACCTTGAGGGCGTCAATGATGTCCTGCGCCCGATCACGGAACAGCAGTTTCGCTGCACGCTCTTCGCCCAACGTCAGTCGCAGCTTGTCGAACGACTGGAACGTGCGGATGGAGAAGCGACGCTCCGGTGCGGCATCAGCGAGCGATGCTGCGGGCTTCCGCAGATCAGCGGAGAGGGCAGCAAGCGCACCCGGGTGGGGGGTGTTGATGCGGATGGCGACCGGAAAGCGGTCCTTGAGGGCTTCCGGCAGATCAGCCATGTTTTCCAGATTCGTGGTCATGACGACGCTGAACCCTTCAAGAGGCTTGACCTTGACTCCGGTCGCAGGATGCTCCCATTCTGCGGACTCTACGGTGTCGGTCATGGCAAGGAGCAGCGAGAGAACGTCGCCCGATGCCTTGTCAATCTCGTCAATGACGAGGCGACCGCCACGGTTGCCGTTGCCCTTCCATGCCTTGATGGCTGAACCCTCGAGCCATGACCATGCGCCGCTAGCTGCGGGCATCCAGCAGCCAGTAACGTCGGCAGCCGTCATGTCTTCGGTGCAGACGAGGCGGTACGAGCCGCCTGCGACCTCACCCTGGTTGAGTCCGGCGAACGTCTTGCCGGTCCCGGGGGGGCCGAAGAGGATCACACGGTCAATACCTGCACCGATCACATCTGCGTAATCGGTCCAGCACTGCGGTACTGCGGTTTCGGTTGACATTTGGCCTCCAAGCCTTTTGGTTGATAACAACAGTGTAGCAGGTTGATCTGCGGTGTGCAAATCGAGGTGGACCAGCGGTTGGGGTCGCTCCCCCAGCTGGTAAGATCAGTGTAGCAGGGGGGTGTGACAGTACCCCACCCCCCTGCCACCTAGAACGCTTCGAAGGCGATCCGACCAGCCTGGCTGACCATCTCGCCATCCACGACGATCTGACGCCACACAGCACCGTCCTCACCCCGCCAAACGAACTGAGGCTCCTCAGCGTCAGTAGGCACCAGCAGCGGAGCGAGAGCAGCCAAGAAGACATCCTCGCAACCGGTCTTGTTGTCGTACTGGAATCCGGTGATCCCGTCACCGTCCTCAATGAACTCGAATCCCACCTCATGCAGAATCTCAGCAGCGCTGGCGCACGTCTCGGGGTAGTTCCATGACATCCAAGAGAACCACACGTTCTCGTTGGCACCGAACTGGTTGGCCTTGCGCCAACCCTCGTTAAAGGCGTGTCCGTTCCCGCCATGCTTCAGACGGTTGTCATTGTTGAGAGCGCACAGAACCTCATACGCCTCGTCCAACTTGTTCTTGGGGATCACAGCGTTGCTGTATTCAAGGGTGACGTAGTAGCCCATCCTGGTTTCCTTTCCTAGTGGTTGTACTTATATAACGCACGAAGTGTGCTGAGGTTTGCAGGTGGCCCCCCCGAAGGAGGACCACCTGACCGATCACTCCGCTGCGACACCCTCAGTGTCCACAGCATCGAACGTGATCCGAACGCTGGGAGCCTTCGGGGTCACGGTCGTGACCGACTGAACGACGGACGGGTCCAGCAGACCAGCAGCGATGGCCTCAGCCAGCCGCTTCTCGTCCACCACACGGGTCGTGATGGCGTCCCACACCGAACCGGGGACCAGCTCTGCGAGAGCCTTGTCGTTCCGCTTGACGGAACCACCCTCCGGTCGGACAACGGTGACACGATCACCGTTGGGGAGGACGAACGTCTTGATGTCGTTCGCCGTGAAGACGTCGATCACCGTCTCGTCGGCTGCCTTGCGGCTGCGCTTGGCGGTGTTCTCGGCGTCCTTCGCCTGTGCTGCTGCCTGCGCCGCCAGTGCGACGAGGGTTCCTGCTTCCGTTATGGTACTCATGTGGCTCCTTTGCCGTTTGGTTGATGAGATCAGTATAACAGGGGGGTGTGACAGTAGGTAGTGCTGCTTCACTTCCCCGTCACTTACATAACGCACGAACAGCTCAAAAGTGTGCGTTCGAGGTGAAGGTGGGGGATTACTCCCCCACGATCCACGGGTCCAAGTGGTGCTGCTCCACGATGGCCCACGCAGGAGCGTGATCCTTGCCGCGGTACAGAACCCCATCGGGCAGTTCCACTGGCTCGTCCCACGCGTCGGCGTTGGCAGAGACGATGGCAGCGATGCACACCGGAACCATCGTCACCGGAACCGGTGGGTAGTGGTTGGACTGCAAGTGCCACGTCAGAGCGACCTCAATGTCGTCGGTCTGCTCTGCCATGTCTACAGCGGCCAGGTTTCCCATAACTTTCTCCTTTTCGTTGGTAAGATCAGTATAACAGGGGGGTGTGACAGCCACCCAGCGCCTCACTGTTCGTGGTCCTCGTAGCGAAGCGACCAGTTCATCTTCACGAGACTCTGAGCAGCCCGCACAAGCAAGTCCACAGACTGCGTCTCGAACCCAGCGACGGTAGCGAGGGTTGCAACGAGCAGCACCATCGCCACCTCGTACTCCAGCAGAACAGAACAGGACGGACAGTCCTCGTAATCTTCGCAACCGGCACAGATATACAGAGTGCCTTGCCAAGTCTCATACAAGTCCGCAGCCGCACGAACCTCCTGCATCATTGGTGCCTCCACTGTGAATCCTTCCTCGTTGTTGGTCGTACTAGATGAACGCACGAAGCCCCCGAAAGTGTGCGCCCAATCTTTATCCCCAGGTTGTGGATAAGCTCGAGGGCCGACGGAAGCCCCGCACCCCCAGTTGGTGGGGTCGGGACTGTTGAGTTGCCAACCCTTTCGGGTTGACTTCTCACCTGGCAGTCAGCTCGATTACGCTGACTGGATGCGATGGTGGGTTCGGTTGCCGTCCATCCAGACAACATGGTCGTTGTCTACCTTGAGGACTTGACCGACCCAGCGACCGTCTTGAGCGACCCATTGTGCGAGCCGTCGCTTGGCGCTCTCCAGTGCCTTGTGGCCGGTGTGAATCTGCCACTCCGCCGCACCGCTCTGTAGTTCGTGGGCGACGACGATGTAAGCCTGAAATTTTTCCATGTTGCTCTCCCTGTTGGTTGGTAATACTCAGTGTATCGGAGGGGTGTGACAGTGACTGTCTCCGTTCCCCTTCATCTACATAACGCACAAAGCGGTCCAAAGTTTGCACTCGAGTTATCCCCAGGTCGCTGAGCTTATCCACAGCGCACATTCAGAGGCACTTCGTGCGTTTAGTAAGTACAGGAAGTGGGGACAGCAACCCACTGTCACACCCTGCTGTCATAATGGGCATACCAACCAACAAGGAGCGAACATGACCAACTACTACAACGACATCCAGAAGCCCTTTGAGAAAGCCCTCATCGGACGCTGCTTCGCATGGTTCGGCTCGGGAGTCATCCAGACCGGTGGGGGCTGTCGAGCCTTCGCCATTGAGTGTGGAGCGTCCTCAGATCCCACTGTGACCGTCCTCATCACCGACGAGAACACCGGTGAACTGAACACGACCGGTCCGTACACCGTCGGAATCTACGACCAAGACAACTGGCTCATCGGCGGGTACGTCACCGCCCCCGACGCTCAGACAGCCATAGACGCTGCCGAGAGGCTTGTGCTGGAGGTGACCGGCTCCTGATCGAGCCAGGTTTCCCCCCTCACCGGGGGGGACCGGCAACAGCCCCGACCACACAAAAACATCGGTCGGGACTCCTGGGAAGTTGAAAGAACGGGGGACACTCGATCCCCCGTTCTCTCTTTGTCAGACCAATCTCGCCCCCAGCCGGTCAACCAACTCAGCGACCAGCACTTCGTCAATGCCGGAGTCGTCAACGTCATCGGTGATCACCGAGCGCCACCCGGACATCCACGGCTGAGATGTCTCCCTAGTGGTTGGTGGAAGGTGAGGTGGCCCCCGAAGGGGCCAGGCCTCCCTACTTGATCGCAGCCTTCAGCTCAGCCTTGACCCGACGGGCAGTGTCACCACGCCACGCCGTCGCATTGCTCAGGAAGTAGACCACGATGGTCTTCGCTGACTCACACCCGTACTGATCTTCCACACCGTCGAGCGACGACAAGGCATCCAAGTAGGGGACCGCACCGAAGTACGGATTCTTCCAATCGCTGCGAATCTCGCGTGCGATGTCGGACAGGGACCGTGTTGCTGTAGCCATTAGGCTCTCCTTTTGGTTGGTAATACAAGGTTACTACGGGGGTGTGACAATCAGTCGTTGTCCTGATCGTCCCACTCCCGACGGACCGCCTCAATCTGATCACGCCATGCGCTCCAGCTTTCGGTGATCGTCTCAAGCACCTCGTCAAACGAGGGCTGCTCGGAGAACATGATGATGTCAACCTCGCGCACCGTCACGTTGTGAGCGTGCGGGTCGTTCTCGTTGACGTTGCCTTCGAACACGTTGATGGTCCGAGACTCGTTCCACCGGTATTCCAGGGTGTAGCCGCTGATCTCAGCCACATCGGTGTATCGGATGATGATTTCTTTGTTCATTGCTCTCTCCTTGGTTGGTATTACTACTCTACTCGGTAGGTGTGACAGCCGGTCGCTGCCCCCCTACACCTAATGAACGCACGAACCCACCAAAAGATTGCGCCTGTGGAAAAGCTCAACAACCTGGGGATAACTCGAGCGCACACTTTTCGGCACATCGTGCGTTTATACAGTGAAGGGGGAACAACCCCCCACCACCAAAAAGGGAGTCCGCATGAACATCACCATAGATCAGGTCCGAAGCGCTGCTGAGCGCGAGTGGCTCATCCGAGCCTTCGCCCTAGAGGGCATTGATGCAGCCACAGGGCTGTCCCTCTCCGAGTCCTACGGGCAGCAGGAACTGCCCGAGGTGTGGTGGATTGACACCCTCCCCACGACGTGGGAGGAGTACCGGGCCTGACCCGCACGGCTCGAGGCGACACCGCCCAGGCCAACAAGCCCCGACGCCCACAAAACCAGCGTCGGGACTATTGGGGCCAACTACTCCCCCTCATGCCTGACCTCGACCGGCAGCGGTCGTGACCAAGACTCCCAGCTGTTTGTCCGCTGGGCCGCATGAATCGCTCCCTCGGGGACGTTGATCCCCTGAATGGTCACAAGAGCCTGGGACCCATCCTCAAGGGTGATGACTAGTGCTGTCTGCATGATGCTCTCCTCGTTGGTGGTTGTATGAGATGAACGCACGAAGGTGGGGAAAGTGTGCTTCCCCCACCCTCGCTCACGACCATGACAGTCGGTCGCGACACGCCCGCTTCGAAGCGACCTTCGTGCGGTCAGCGAACGTGTGAGCGCGTTGTTTACGACCGTCTGCTAGAGCAGCGACCCGTTCGGCCCGCTCTGCTCGTCGCATCGCCATGATGTGATCCTGCCGGTTTTTGTCCTTCTGGCGCTTTGCCATTGTGCCTCCCTTTCAATAAACCCATTATACGATCGGGGTGTGACAGTCCGGTAGGTCTGCTCCATCCCCCCCTTGCTAGATGAACGCACGAACCCACCAAAAGATTGCGCCTGTGGAAAAGCTCGAGCAACCTGGGGAAAACTTAGGCGCACACTTTTGGTGACATCGTGCGTTTATCAGATGAAGGGGAAACGCCCCACCTGCCGAGGAGGCACCTATGACCAACACACTGATGTACGTCGCAGGATGGAGCCTGCCGGGCTGCCTGCCCGAAATGGAGCCAGCACTGTTTGACTCCTACGAGGACGCTCAAGCGTGGCTGGACGAGCAGGCCGCCGATGTCCACTGGGACCTGCCCGCCGACTACGAAGATCCGTACATCTACTGGATCGATGTCTTCGTCTCACAAGACTGACGGCAGGGGGCTTGGCTGACAACCAGGCCCTCCAGCAGCCCCGACCCCGATGAAACACCGGTCGGGACTCCAGCTCGAACCCTGGAACACAAACCCCAAGGACCACATCGGCGCACACTTTTTGCCACATCGTGCGTTCATCTAATACGAGGGAGCGACAGCAACCCGCTGTCACACCCCCTGCATATAATGGGTTCACCAACCAAGAGGAGAAAGCAATGGACAATCCGGAGATCATGTTCCCCACCCAGCCTGAGGTTCAGGCAGTGTACGAGGAAGCCCTCCTGTGGGGATGCACCCGTGCGCGAGCGTTTGATGAGGCAATCGCCTTCAGCCGCCGTGACTACCTGCGTGGCTACACCCTCGGCTGCGAGGAAGCCTCCAACGGGATCCTCCCGCAGGCGCAGGACGCTGAGGACGAGCGTTTCCGTGAGGGCTACGAGGACGCTCACGCCGACTACGCATCGGAACTGCGTTACGCCCGAGCGGTCATCGCTCAGGGCTGAGGCGGGGGAGGGTCGGGCTTCGGCCCGGCCCTCGAGCCGGGGGTCCCGCCCCCAACAAAACAAGTCACGGGACTGTAGGCCGAAGCCCGGTCCCTCAGCTCATGCCGAGAGACGACCGGGCAACGATCTCCAAAGCCTCCTCGAAGGCATGATCAAAACTATCCATGATGCCTCCTCCGCCTACGGTCTTGTCTCCTTCGTACAACTCAAAGAAGGCACCTACCTGCAAGTCAAGCGTTCCGTCGGTAGGCAGACAGCCCTCGGGGAACGCTTCCCTGAACTCGGCAGCCGTTCGGATGACTACCACGTCACTGAATGCAGCGAGGGAGTCGTAGAAGGCCAAGGCGAGGCCGTCACGGTGAACGCTGATGGATCGACCGTTGATGTTGATGACTGCTACTTCGCCGATTTCGTAGAACTCGGGGTCCTGGCCGATGTGTGGTTGGGTCCATTCGATAGTCCCGTTGTTCATTTGTTGCTTCCCTTCGTGATTTGGTTGTGTGTTTTTGCTGTCTCTAACACCGTTTTTATTACGCAAGCGATGAGCTTTTTCATGGTCGTTGCTCTCCTCTAGTCGGTAGTAGCAGTATAGCAGAAAGGTGAGACAGGGGGTCAGTCTTTCGACCGACCCCCCGCACCTCACTTCTTCCAGTTCGGATCTAGACGACCGTTGAAGAACGCCGTCGGGATGCTCTTGCGGATCGTGTCCACGGTGACGCAGATGTCACCACGAACGAGTCGCACCTGACCCGGGAACTTCTTTGACGGGTACGAGTACTCGGGCGACTCCACGGCGGCGATCAGCAGCGCCATCGTGAACTGACGGTCCTGAATGCGCTTCAGGACGTGATTGGTGATCCGCAGATCCTCAATCCGGAACTTCCGAAACTCTTCCATGCTGCTCTCCCTTTGAGTTGGTAACACCAGTATGTCATACGGGTGTGACAGTGGCGGTGGGTGGCTCCCCCTCGCCTTCATGTGATAAACGCACGATGTCACCAAATGTGTGCGCCCCCCGCCCTCGAGCTTATCCCCAGGCCTGGGGATAACTGACGCACGGGCTGATAGCCCCGACCCCAGTTTGACGACCCACGGGACTCCCAAGTTATCCCCAGCCCCTCGAGCTTATCCCCAGGCAGGTGGCTGTCACACCCCTCTGTTACTATGGTGTTACTGGAAGAAAGGGAGGGCCACCGTGGTCACCATCAACGGAGTCAGCGTCACGAAGTATCAACTGGGACTCATCCTTGACGCTCTGAGCGACTCAGGGCAGGACATGAAGCAGGTCGGCTGCAAAGACGCAGCAGAGCAGTACGAGCATCTGTACCTGCTCTTCCGGCGGATCTACAGGACGGTCGAAGCGTCCTGACCGCTGTCACACCCCGCCCGTATACTGGAACTACCGACCAAGGAGAACAGCATGGCAAACATCACCATTGATCCCATCGCACTCAACAATGCGATTGACATCCTTGAGGGCGCAACCCTCACCCTAAGCACCGCCGAACACTGCGGACTGGCCTCCGAAATCGGGGACGTGCGCGACCTGCTCCAGAACGTCAAGAACGCTCTCGTAGCCGAATCGGATGCGTACTGCTGGTGCGGATGCGACGCCCTATGGACCGACCCATCGTCCGACGAGTACCTGAACACTCATTTTGAGTGCGACCGGTGCGAAGGCGACCACCCGATGAAGATCGCCATCGTCGATTTCATCAACGAAGGCGAGATTTCGCTGATCTGCCCGAACTGCTCCAGCAACTGACCGGCAACGGCTCACCCTTCGGGGTGGGCCTGGCCCAGTAGCCCCGACTCTGCTTGAATCGGCGTCGGGACTGTCAGCCCCCAGTCGACCTGGGGGTTAGGCGGGGACCACCTCCATCCTCGCCCGACCCTCCACGATCCGCCCGACTGCGACCGCTGCCGTCAGGATCGGAGCCTCAGAATCCCTCAGGACAAACGTCTCGTACTTGTAGGGGTTGTAAGTGATCCCGACCGTCTCAGCGTCACAGGGGGCGCTCCACTCGCCTCTCAGGACAGCGTGGACATTCTTGCGCTGCTCCTTCAGGACTCGCCTCCGACCGGACTGGCTCACGACCAGTTGGACGTTGCGAACCGTCACGGTTTCTGCGTGAGCGATGACCCGTCCGGCGTTCGGTCCGGTCCTGGCTTTGACGCTGTAGCAGTTGCGATGAAGATTCCAGTAGACATCCACCTTCTGACCTTCAGTGACCACGATGGCCCTCCCTTCCGATAAGACCAATGTACCACCCCCCTGTGACAGCCCCCCACGAAGCTCAGGCCCCCTAGACGGAGAGTGGCTGTCACACCCCCCTAGTACTATGGTTCTTGTGGGAGGGAGGGCCTCCCCAAAAGGAGCAACAATGGCAACGACAATCAACCTCAAAAGCCTCACAGCACCGGAATGGGAAGAACTCCTCTCCGCAGTCGGTCACCACGCCGAAGTCCTTGAGACGGACGCATGGGACGAACTGGAGGACGAACTGGGAGCCACCAAGGCGCTCCTCGGCATCCTCAACGTGCGACCCGAAGTCGCCCTCAAGATCAGCGACTTTGAGTCCGAGATCCTTGACGGTGCGCTCAGCCACCACGAAGAGGTCTACAGCGACGCCGTGATGACCGAGGACGACCCCGAGCCGTGGCTCACGATCTACCGCACGACCGTCAGCCTCCGAGCCAAGATCGGGGGCTGACGGACCACCCCCAGCCCGTGGATGACCTCGAGGTTGTCCACAGGCTGGGGAAAACCTGGCGCAAGCTAGCAGCCCCGACCCCAACCAAAAACACGGCGGGACCAGGAACTCAAACAAGTCAACCCACCAAGACGCCAAGCCACCCCAGGTCCCGACCCCGGCAAAACAACCCACGGGACTCCCGGCTCGAGCCAGCACAACCCGGCCCCCAGAATCTGGGCGCACACTTTTGGGGACTTCGTGCGTTATGTAGATGTAAGGGGGGAACGCCCCCCCGCCCACCACCAAAAAGGAGTCCACATGGACGCCCCCACCACCCACCCGCACAAGGTCGCTTTCCTGATCGGTCAAAAAGCAGGCCGCAAGCACACCCCCCTTGAGGCGGCAGTCGCAGAGGCTGCTGAATTCATCGGCGACACCCACTGGTCCGACGACGTGGCCGAGACGGTTCGCGCTGCTTTCGCTTGGCAGAGCGCCAAAATGGTTTGACTCTCACGGGGGCGGTCCGCATGGGCCGCCCCTCGAGGTTATCCCCAGCCTGAGGATAAC